GTAAATAGCGGCATTGACGCAAAACGCTGCCCGGTTGTGTTAATGCCGTTAAGGTGGTCATCTTTAATGTTTCCCGCAGTGACGCGATAAACGGGGAAAGGCAACTGAGCTTCCAACCAATCCAAATGTGTGTAAACACCCGCTGGCTCGTAGCCTGTGTCCGCAAAGATCGCGCAGTCGGGCATCTTATCAAACTCTCCCTGCGCGGCCATCAAAGCCATCGTCGTTGATTGGACGCCTGCGCCGAGCGACAGGACGCAAAGGTCTTTGTTCGTTACATCGTTCATAGCCCAAACATCTCCGCCCTGATGCGCTCGCCGCCGCGCCAGTAGTACGAGTCAGCGGTAACGTGCGCGACGCTCTTGAGGAAGTCTCGATCACCAAGCGACAGAAACCGCTCCTGCCGCGCCATTGTCGTTTTGATTTCTTGCATGATCGTTGACGGATCGCCGTCAGATTTAATCTCTGCCTTTTTCGGAGTGACGTAGAGAAACCTTACGTCTTGGTTTCCGCGAGCCGCAGCGTAGAACCCGCGCTGAAGTTGGTGCGGCTTGCTCATGGTTGTCGGCATCCGCAGCGTTGTCTTCAGGTCAATAATTAGCCCCTGCTCAGGGAACACAAAATCGAGATATCCGATAAACGGCAGCGACCACCCGTCGCCTTCAATGTCCATCGACACCTGTTGCTGTTCGCCTTTAGTAAACTCTGGCTCTCCGTATGGCTCCAACGCCTCGACTGCCAGCCGGATCATTGGGTCAATGTTCTCGCGCTCTTTGCCGCTGCTGCCGTCGTCGAACATCATCTTCTGGTCAAACAATTCTTGAGCCTTGAGAATAGCTTGCTCTACGTTGCACTCTTTGGTGATGACGCTTTTGACGCCTTCCTCTGAGCAGATGCCTCGGTACATCGCAGCCGACACGCTGCCGACACGTTGCTTGAAAAGGTAATGGGCAACCCACGCGCCCTGGCACGCATTCCACTTGTTGAGTTGGCTTGCACTGCAATGCACAATCCCGTGCCGTTTAAAGCCGTTCATTTGTCGTTTCCCACGTCCGTTGCAATGCGTCCACCGATTGCTGAGTAGGCGCTCTTGTCGAGCCAACTGTCTGCGTGATCTATTGTTTTAAGAAGTCTACACGTTTTCCACCAATCTTGAATTAACGTCATGTGAGCAGACGTGACGCGACCGTGCGTCTCAATCGCCGCCTTTACGATTACGTCGGTGCCAACAGCCACACGTTCAAGGTTAATTGAAGCCTCGCCGTAGACTTGTCCGCGCTCTGCGATAGTTTCAGCAGCGCGGTTGAGAATTTCAGTCTCGTTCATTTATTGTCCACCCGTTGTCTTTGACCGCCTTAGCACCGTGAGCCGACTGAGCGGAGGTGCGGTCTTTTGCAAGCGTAGGAAACGAACACAGGGCGCCGCATTCGCATCGCGCAGTCGTGATGTCTGCGTCCTTATCGTGGCTAACAAACACGGTGCCGATGTGTTCATGCTTTTTAGGCATGTTAATTAGCTACCCTTAAATGCATCTTGCCTTGCTTTTGTAAGCATCATATGAGTTTTTTCTATTTCCTGTGTCTTGGCTGACGCTCCTCTCAAGCTACAGGACGGAATGTACGGCGGCCAGAGATCGCAGACAGGAACGTTAACAATTGAACTGATGTGGTTTTTAATCTCTTCGGACGGGACCGAGACGCCCGTGATATACCGGCGAATTGTCTCGGCAGATTTTGTCACCCCGTTAACTCTAAGATTCGCAGTAAGTCCGACTGCGCTCATCTTTATGGCGTTTAACCTCAGCCGCAACGGGCTGTTCCAGCCCGCCGATACGTCGGGATGCACAGAATTTTTCTCCGCCGGGTGGGGCGCGTCTCCATACTCCACGCGGAGCGGCTTGCGAAGCCGCAGTATCTCGGCTCGCGCTAGTTCAAGAAGATCAACGATATCAATTGTGCTCATTTTTCTTTCCCAACTTTTCAAAATGTGGCCGGAAATTAGTTTCCAGCCGTTCTCGATAGTTTCCGGCCATTGCTACAGTTGCCAGCCAAAAGCGGCGGAAAACTGCCAAAAGAGTGGCCTGAAACTAATTACGGGCCGACCTCGATAGTTTCCGGCCACGGCCATTAGTTTCCGGCTGACTTTCCTGACATTGTCAGGGTCTGTTTTCCAAATTGCGCGATCAGCAGCGCCTCCGCCCTGCCGTCATCCTTCTTGCGGGCAAATTCAGATGCTATTTGAGGGTACAGCCGAGACGCCAACGCCCGGCTCTGATCCTTGTCGCGGCCCAACCCGTAGTGCTTTTTCCACTTGGCTGGCGTGACAAGAGAGTGAGGGATAGCCAGCGTCGCCAGCACGCCCTTAATGGCGCCAACGCCCTGCCCAAAGTTGTAAGCCGACGTGCGACCCATGCCAAAGGCGTTAACCTGTTCTATCCAGACGTGCGCCGGGGGTAACTCTCGAAACAGATCCGCAAGAGCATGAGCGTTGACCTCCTTTTTGAAGACTGGCATGTCGTAGACGAACCCGCCGCCGTCGTCGTAAATCATTCCAATTGCGCCAGTCATGCCAACGTCAATGCCTGCAATCATATAAGCTCCTCGAACCTCAACGTGTGTCCGTTAGACTTAGCGACGCGAATAATGTCGGCGGCTCTGCCGGGCGGAATAGTCTCTCGGCGGACCCAGTTGCAGACTGCCTGGGGGCTAGTTCCCAGCGCGGCAGCCGCACGAAATGGGCCGCCCAGCAATTCAACAATTTTAGATGCTGGTTTCTTTCTCACTTTTGTGACCTCTTTGGCTTTAGTGTGGGTTTCATTAGCAAGTAGACAGTCTTGCCCTCCTCGTTTTTCTTTTGGCTTGAGAGATAGCCTTGTCTAATCCGCCACCGCGACCAAGACAATCTCAGCGTCGCGCTCTCAACGTCTTTTTTTGTAAGAGGCTCGGCAACAGAGACAAGCTCAACGGCTGTCTTGTGGACAACCTTGGTGCGACCCATAGAGTCGCCAAACAAAGTTTCGCGAGGGTCCGCATAAAAGTACGGAACCCAAGTGCCTGGGGTTTGGTCGAGTTGCTGTTCAATTAAACGAATGTCGTCGTCTAGCAGATAAAATTTATGCTCTTGAAAAGACTTGGCGCTTACCACTTGCCCACCGCCGGAGTGTAAGGAACAAAAACGCACTCACCTGTAGACCAAGTTCTATCTGCGTTGTAGATGGCTTGGCCGCAGCCAGACACCGTCTCAAGAAGTACGACCGACAGCAGCAGGCCGAGTGCAATAAGCACTCCGCCCTGGACTAAAGTTGATCTCATGGCTCGTCTCCGTAATTGGCTTCATCAATAATTGAGCATTCGGCTGTCCAAAGATTATCGCCGCAGGCGGACTCAATTTTTGCGAGCGCCGCCTCTGCATCGGGGCACACGTTGCCCGGCAGGGAATCAATGATTGATGCAAGGTCATCAACGATGACCGACAAGTTGCTGCGGATGATGCACAGCCGTGTCTCGGCTGCGGTTTGCTCCCGGCTGGCGTGGCTCATGCCGCACCTCCCTTCTCGTCCCAGACCGTATCGAGCCACTGCCAAAAAGGGTCGCACACAAAGAACTCCTCCCAACCCTCGTTGTTGCGACCATGCAAATCGACGACACCTTTATCGAGTAATGCACCCCACGTCCCAGCCGCAGCCTCTTTGCTCCAACCAGCCTCGATCAGGATGAACGGGTAAGTCCATGTGAAGGGGTCGTCGTCCAAATCAGCCGGTCGTTTGCCGCCCATGTTTTTCAAGCACCAGCCGACCAGCACGAAAGCTGCACGCAGTTCGTTTTCTGTTAGTTCGTAAGTTTTTGCGGTGTTCATCTGTCTTCTCCCGATTTATCAATGGCGTAATTATACACATTTAGTGTATAGCGTATACACCTAAAAACCCGCAGCTTTCTGCGGTTTTTTGAGTGTGATACACTCGGCAAATGGTTGAAGGTCTATTTTGTCTTGCCTTGGCTGTCTACTTTGAGGCTCGCGGTGAGCCAGCCGCCGGGCAGTTAGCGGTCGCTCACGTCGTGCAAAACCGCGTGCTTGACAATCGGTTCCCCGACAACTTTTGCGAAGTTGTTACCGAGGCGCGGCGTGTCGGACTGAACAACTGCCAATTTAGTTTTTATTGTGACGGGAAACGTGAGGCAATTCTTGACGACGTTGCGTGGCTGACCTCTCGCGTGATTGCGGAGGCGTCGCTGCACGTCGATGACATCACCGGAGGCGCAACGCACTATCACTCAACAAGTGTCAACCCGGCCTGGGCGTCGTCACTGACTGTAACAATCAAAATCGGCAATCACATCTTTTATAGTTCAGACTGATCTCATTACCGCTTCAAGGCGCCGCGCTCTGGCAGTCACCTGTTGATACCATTTTGAGTCAATCATCTCATCTGCTGCCGATTGCCAGTCGCCAAGTTCAATGGCTCGGATCATTTTCTTAAACTTGCTGAACCTTGGAAGCCCCAAGTTAAACATCATGTTGGCAACGACAAGCTGCGCCGCTTCTGGAAGCGAACTGAAATCATTAAACAGATTGTCGCAATCGTCTAAGACGTGCTGAATGTCCAAGTCAAACGCCTCTATCACACGAGCCTCACTGACTTCTGTCGCTACAGGCTGGCCGTGTTCAGGATCTTTTTGTGTGATTAAATGTCCAACGCCAAGCGTTGGCAGATTTAGATGATCCAAATAGATTGCGTAGACGCATCCCTCGTCCCGTTCAAGATCCGCCCGCAACTGGTTGACGTTCATCTGCCTTGCCCGTTGTACTTCTTGTGAGACAGCCGCTTACTTTTATTTTTGACGCGAGTAAGAGGACTGGAGCCAATGCTGGTCCGCTTTTTTACGGCAGCCGTCTTGGCTCCAGCCCCGGTAGCTTTCGTTGCCACTACTCTTTGCCTTCGCCAAGAATTACACCAAGGACACCACCGACAACGCCGATGACCGCAAGCCACTCGAAGTCAGTGAGAATGCCGACGCCAATTGCCGCCACGCCAATCGCCGCGTAGCTGGACGGCTCGCCAACGCGAGACAACACATATTGCACAATCTTCATTTGTTTATTCCTTTTACTTTTTCAAAAGTTCTAAGTCCGCCTAGTCCGAGCATTCCCATCAAGACCGGCATCATCTCCCCCAAGTTCACAGCAGGAAGATCAATCAAATATCCAGCTTGGGCTAATCCAAAAGTAAGGATTGGCTGCATGACGTAAGTGTAGGCCAGTGCGAACCCGCATGACCACCCGATAAATGGCCGCCACCCAGATTGAAACCAGTTACCGCTCTTGGCATCTGCTTCATTAATTTTAAGGTTAGCAAGGTCAATGTTGGCGAGGCTTTCCGTCAGCTTCGCTTCAATCTCTCGCTCTGCTTCTGCTCGCTTTTGCTTGTCTTCAGGAAGAAACCGCCCCGCGACATCCATTACCGATGGCAAAAGCTGAGTGATAAGAGGAATCATTTTGATGCACCCTTTGACGTGTCTGGATGTGACCCGTTATGAAGACCGGCAAGTTTTTCTACAGAACGCTCAACGTGCGATAACCTCGCCAGCACACTACCTAGCTCCCTGTTCCGTCTCTCGAGAGCGTCAGGGCTAGACATGGTAGCCAGTATATTTAGCCTCTGTTCCACTGTTCCTGACTTTGTCTCTAAACGGTCGATCTTAGAATCAAGCCTTCTCAAGCGCACCTCAACGTCAGCCAAGGTTTCTGTTAATGTTTTGACGGACTGGCGCACGACTGCGAAGGCCGCAGCCACTGACGCAATCATTCCACCTAGCGTCAGCAGGATTCTGAGAGACGACTCATCCATAGTTACGGAACGTCAGGAAAGACGATCTTTGTTGGGTCAGCGTTCGTCGCTGGCAAATCTCTGAGAGCTTGCCGGTAGGTTGTCTCGGCGTCAGACATCGTGCGGTCGCTGCTTGCTTGCCAGTCAGTGTCTTTTAGAAGCTGGTTGCGTTCTGCTCGAACACTGTCCCAAGTTGCTGCTGGAGCAACGTAGTCCGCGATAGCCGTGCCAGCAGCTTCGATTTCGTCAAACTGACTGTTTCCCGTGACGCAAGGGATGCTCATGTTGCGGCTGTCGTCAAAGATCGTAGTGTGACCTGCATTTGCGTATTTCAAGACCATGATTATCTCCTTAAAGGTCAGCACTAAAGTTAAGGCGAGCATCTGCGCTAAGAGTGTAAAAACGATAGGTCAGATTTTTTGCAGCGTCCGCGCTAAATGTGTGAGCTATCCAAGCAGAACTGGCTGTGCCGTAACTTAGAGTGATTGCGTCCGGGTTTTGTTGAGCCATGTCGGGCTGAACGCCAAAATGAGATAAATCGCTATACGCGAGGGTTGGAGTAGTTCTCATTTCAACTGGGTATTGGTAATACGCGCTTCCCCCAGTGGTTGTTGTTTGCGAACCAGTTGGAAGCGCAATTTGGTTCGCTCCCGCAAGTTCAAAGTAATACCTAAGACACTTTGCGAACGTCACACTAATTGGTTCATGCGAATACGACGTGGCTACTTTTCCGACTTCTGCCTGAACGCCAGTTATCTCGATGTAACGGCTGGTAGCCCCGGCGATATCCGCCACGGGGGTGTAGCCGAATTTGCTGCCCCACGTATCTTGCGTGCCGTCGTCTTGTGCCGTGCCAATCTGAGAAGCAAAAGCAAGTTGGAGACCATATTCAGTGGCTCCAATTGCGGTGCTCGTGTTGGGCGAAAACGTCACACTCATTTTTTCCCAAGTATTGGCGGAGCTAACCGAATAAGTCTGCGGATTGACAGCTCCTCCGTTGTTCATGCCCAGCGCGATGCCGTGCAACCCGGTCTGAGAACTCCGCGCCCAAAACGACACGGTGAGGTATTTTGCTCCCGCTGCCCCGTACCCAAGTTGCCGAGCAGTGGATAGCTCGACCTTTTGGGTGATCGGTGAGCTATACCGGTTCACGTCTGGACTGGTTTCAGCAGTCGTTGTCTCTGCTCGGATTGCCACGGGGAACCCATCTAGCAGAGCGCCAGCCGCCGTCGCGACCTGTGAAATAGTGTAGCGATCCGCTGGCGTGCCGTAGCCGCCGACGCAAAACCATCTATCAAGACTGTAATCGGCGTCAGCGGGAGCAACGCCGGTAAAGCTCGTACCTCGTTGGGTTACGAGAAAAGACCCGTTATCGATTAGGTTCTTTCCCCCGCCTGGGATGGGGTTGCTGCCGAAGCGGAACTGCTCAACGCCTCCTGCGGTGATGCCTACCGTATCGGCGGCTGGGTAATACAGGCCCGTATTGGTATCGGCTGACGCGGCCAGTGATGGCGCACCCGCGCTTCCGTTTTGAATTGTTGTCTGTCCGGCAATGTCTGCGCCACCGCTAACGTCGAGGCTGCCCGCGTCCAACTCACCCGTCAGCGTAATGTTGCGGAACGATGCAATGTCTTTGTCTGCTGACGCCACGACAGTTTTGCTTGCCACAACCGTTCCGGCTGTCGCCGTGTCGTTGAAGTTTAGCTCTGCTGCTGTGGTTGTGACCGCCGTTCCTCCGATCATCAACTTGTCTTTGACAACGTCAACAAGCGCACCGCCCGCCGTCAGCAACTTGTCTTCAGATTGATCCCATAAGACATGTGCCCCAGAGGTGTCTCCAAAGAGCTTTACGTCGTAGCCGGTGCCGTCAACGCCAACAGTTAGCGTTCCATCAACTTGCACGTTGCCGTCAATGTCTACAGCGTCAAGATTTGTTGTACCGGCGATGTCTACCGCGCCAGAAACGTCAAGCGATCCGGCGTCAAGTTCGCCTGTCAAGGTAATGTTGCGAAACGATGCAATGTCCTTGTCAGCCGATGCGACAACAGTCTTACTGGCGACGACAGTGCCTGCGGTTGCTGTGTCGTTAAAGTTTAACTCCGCAGCGGTAGTCGTTACCGCCGTGCCGCCAATCATTAGCTTGTCTTTGACAATATCGACTAGGGCGCCGCCTGCCGTCAGCAACTTGTCGGCTGACTGGTCCCACATGATGTAGGCGCCAGAGGTGTCGCCAAAGAGCTTGAGATCGTAGCCCGTGCCGTCAACGCCTTGAATGATTGTCCCGTTAAATTGCGAGGCGCCGTTGACCGTCAAGGCGGAAATCGTTAGCGGATCTCCGCTAGATTGCACTTGCATAATCTGCATGGTTGACGTGGTGTTCAGCACGCCCATAAAGACTTTACCCGCCGCATGGACACCGGCAGCGAGAGCCGCGCCGCCGTCCTGCATAGCAATGGCAGACAGGCCAGAGATTGCAATTGTGGCTGCGCCCGTGTTTGCGCTACCAGACGCAATCCAGAAGAACTTTTGACCAGCCGCGTAGGCGGTAATCGCGGGCGTCGGGGAGATAGTAATCGCGTCTGCGCCACCGCCAGCAGTGCCGCCCCACGCAAAGGCTTGAGCCTGGGCTTGCCCAAGCGTCAGGCTGTCTGTTGCGGCGGTGCCTACCGCCATGCCAGTCAGCTTCTTGCTGTTCATCGGAAGGTTAGCTGTGACGGTGCTTTGCCCGTCAACCGCTATTGACTGCGTCAACGCCGCCGCAATGTCAGAGTTGTTGGCGTCAGTTTGATCTGAACTGATAACCGTGCCCGCAATAAAATTGGGGTATGGGTTTGTGTAAGTACCTGAGCCGTCGCGGGCCATAGCGTGTCCTTTTTTTAGCGTCTGCCCATTAAGGCGTTAATCATATCGCCGCCGCTGGCGCCACCTTGAAACGCTGCCGCGCCGCTAGCAGCACTAGAAGACGGGTTAGCCGCTCTTGTCGTAAGAGCGCGTCCGCCAGACATTAGCCTTGCGGCAATTTGTCTTTGCGTCGGATCGTTTGACAACATTAACTCTGAAACTCTTCTAGCTACCGACTCTGGCGGCGTTTTTAAAAAATCGGCAATTCTTGTTCCCATACGACCAGCAGACGCGGGCGACGGGACGCCGGACCCCAGCACAGCGGCGTCTCCAAGAAACCCGCCAACATCTTCAAATGCTTTGCCTTGTTCTGCCATAGGATTAGTTCTTGAGCCAAATCGAACTGATGCGTTAGTTTTGGCAAAAGCCGCTTCGCGCTCCATTGTCCTTTGAAATGCGGCAAGTGCATCCTTATCTCCGCCTAGCGCCTGACTAATTCTGTCGCGAGAGTTAGGGTTGCCAAAAATTCTTTTAACAACGTCAGCCTCATCAGGGGCGCTCATAACTTTTAATCTGAGACCGTCTGCGACACCTACAAGAAAAGACTTTTTCTCATGTTCGCCAAGCCTGCTTACGGCAATTTTGCTAACGCCCTTCCTGTTAAGAATAAAATCTTTGCCTAAATTTGCGGCGTCCATTGCCGCTGATTGCCCTGCATACTGAGACCTAACCGCTTTATACTCAGGCACGACTTCGTCTATTACATCTCTAAAGTCATCACGCAAAGTTTTTAGAGATGTGCCAAGGCCAGTTTTTCCCGCGTTGAATGCAACATTAACGTCGTCGTCTAGCCCTCTTTTAATATAGTCAAGAGTTCTCATAGTTGGCGGCAAGTACGTCTCACCGCCTTGGCCTACCTTAAACAAGGGCGGCAAGGTGCGCCCCTCTGCCTCTGCAATTTCCTTTGCAGTCTCGTATGCCTGCTTGATTTTGTTGTTTCGAAAGAATTTTGCCAATTTTGAAGACATCAAAATTTCTTTTTCGTACAGTTGTTTGTAATTAATGTCTGCGGTTTCTCTTCTTGCCCTTGAAGTCGTGTCAATAAAGTCTTCTAAGGTGTCGCCAGCAATGTTTTCATCAATAGATTGACCAATTCTAGGAGCTTGCCCAAGGTGTCTTTGCTCTAAGGCCGTTTCAACTCTACGTCCGCCAAACTTATTGCCTGCGTATCTAGCTAAATCTCTTGTTGCGGGGCCGCCAACGTCAGCAGCCATTGCCTCATCGCCAAAGTCGTCTAATCGTTGCTCTAGATTAGCCCCCTGCAATTCGTCTTCAGCACCAACATTTCTAATCAGTCGCTCGGTTTGCCGCTCGGCCCCACCCATGCGCCCAGGCATCATTCTTCCAACGGCTCTCGCTCCGCTTCCTACAACTTTTGTCGCAACGGGGGTAAGGGCGCCTAACCCTGCGCCAAGAGCCGCGCCACCGGCAGCACCAACGGCTCTGTCAGCAAGGCCACCCTCAGACATCCCTGCGCCAGCAACGCCGCCCGTAGTCGCAGACGGAAAAACTGAACGGCCCATCCGTCCCAGTAAAGTAGGCGCTTTCATAGCGCCCGCCCTGAGAACCCCCGCGCCGCCTGTAAGAAGACCGCCGCCAAGCTGAAGTGCTGTGGAGCCTAAAGGGTTTTCGGTTTCAAATTGTTTGTTTGATTCGCGAATTTTCAATATTTCTTCATCGACAGCCGCACGATAAGGCTTGCCTTCAGTCGCAGCTTTATAAATGCCGCGAGCAAAGCCTTCTATCTCGTCGCCAAAGCCTAGAGCAAGGCCCTGACCAACTGTTTGCCGCGCTACCGTCGTTGGCGTGTACAGAGACCCTTGAGATGCCTCAACACTTTGACCCTGCGAAGGCATTGGAGGTTTCCCCGCCCTCTCTCTAGCCGCATTCATAATGGCAAGTTGCTCTGCGGTCATAGCCATTAGAAACGCTCTCTTTCTTGGTCGCTAAGAAGATCCCAATCATCTTGCGTCATCCCGTTTTGAATAGCACGCAAAGGAATTTGTGTTGCTGTCGTTAAGCGTGCCCACTCTTCAGACCGTTCAGTAAATGCGGTCATTGCAGCAAACCCTGCGTCGTCAGCTTCCATTATAGGCTTTCCTTCAGCGATGGCCTGTCTAACTGCCTGGGCACCCGCTTTTTGCCTTTCCGCAATGTGCCGGGAAAGCGCAAGAATTCTTCTGTTGCCTTCTGGAGTGTTGCCCAAGTTAGCAGACGCTTGCTTAAAGGCCGCCATTTCCTTTTCTGAAATAGCGCCTTTGGTTTTCTGAATGCGTTGCAGGATAAAGTCCATGCCTTTAGACCTTAACGCTTCAGCATCGGCAATGAGGTCGTCGTCTACCTCAAAACCAAGCGCCTTTCCAATTTTTTTAATGTTCAAAGCTAATTCAGCGCCAGTGCCTTGGTAAGTTGTCTCTATCAAACTTTCCATTTGGGCGATGTCCAGTAAGGATTTTTCTGCGTCTCGCAAGTCTTGCGTTGAACTTTCGTATCGGTCTGATAGCACTTTTTGATTTACTGCTTCGGGGTTAAAAAGTGGGTTCCTGTTTCTCTCTTCAAATTGCGCCACTGTTAGGCCCGGCTCTTGTTGTCTAGCCAGAAGATACATAGCCATCGTCCCTGACGGCGTCGTTGGCTTTATTCCCGCTTTTTTAAGTTCCATCTCGCGATTAAACTGAGCTTCGGCTGCATCAAGCGCAGCCTGCTGCTGCATTCCGCCAAACTGTAATTGTAGTGCGGCTTGATCCGCTTCTCTCGTTCCGGCCCCTCTAAGGACATCTAGCATGGGCTGAAGCCCGCCAGGAGTTCCCGGTGTTCTGGAGATGTATTCTTTTTGAATAACCTGATCGCCGGGTCCAGTTGGAGTTTCGATTCTCTCAAGGCCAAGCGACGCAACGTCAGGAACTGACGGATCGTCTAGTATTGATTGCTGCGGTGGCAATTCTGTTTGAAGCATATCGGGGTCGATTACCCCAACCCTTGCGTCAGTTGGCGTGACAACGCTCT